CCACTTCTTCTATTCGAAATAGCATCGGTTCTTGTGTTTCAGACATATAGGCTCCCTATGTGTAATGTGGCTCCTTGTGGAACCAACAGGAACACCATAGGCAACTACATCTATTTAGACAAGTAGCAGCTCGGCGAGTCGTATATCTAAAAAACCAGCAAGTCGCTCATTGGTGGATTTATTGCCGAAGTCAGTAGTTATAGGCAACCGCTTTAAAACCCATTCAGGCTCTATTAGAGCCCCTAAGTCAAACTGGTAGATGCCCTTAGGTGTCGCATTGATATACAGGGTCTTAGCGCCCGTCCTAGCCCTTATATCGGCCAGATAATCCCACTTCTTCTTTTCAATCAATAAGCGGTCATAGTGCGTTCTACGGCATTTGAGCTCGATATAAGAATCGCTAGTAATGCCATCTGCTCGGTCGGTCGCTGATAAGGGCGTCAAGTCTGGGTAAAGCGACTTGAGAGCCTCGAATAACTCGACTTCCCTAAAGTAAATTAGTTATCTTCCTCGCCATCTTCCCAACCAATTTTCTTTATTGGGTCATCGGCTGGCACTATCCAATCAGGGTAAGAGCTACGATCCATAGCGAAAGCCAGCGAAGTTCCTTCATCCATACCAGCTCTGCGACAGGCTTTATAAACTTCATTGGCTGCAATAGCCCAGAAATCAAGCTTTGTTAAAGGCGTCTCTTTAGTAGTGCGCTTACGCTTTACTGGCTTCTTACTTACGCGTTTTCGCGTTGCCATTTCTGACCCCTCTCGCTAGGGCCAATTCTAGCTGAGACTCCATTTTATCAAGGCGCGACACTATTGGGATATTCTCCAATTTAATTATGTATCGAAGGCCAGCAATAAGTAGGGCAATTGATCCTAAGACTGATGCAACTAGGGTTGCTAATTCAGCTGCAACCATTATCGGACTTTGCCGTAACGCTCGTAGTTGGGGTTGAGCCAGTTGATAATGCTAGGCAAGACTGACACTAGAGCGGCATTTGCAATCGCATTGAGGTCGAATCCCACCGCTAGATAGGTCGCTAGTGCCGTCGCTAGGAATGTCTTTGCCCAGCTTTCGGCCATCTTCTTTAGGTCGCTCATTCTTGTCTCCTTCTAGGTCAAAGTAACTGCTGTCTTTGTCTCCCAAAGTTGTAAAGCTAATATGAAAATGCGAACGATGCGGATTAGGGCCTGAGTATTTACGCCGCTTCCAGCCCAGTATTGGGCTCATAATCTTGCCATCGTAGATAATATATTTGATGCGCTTATCACCCTTCTTGGCGCACTTACGAATCTTCTCAACCAACGCATAAGCTTCTTCTTTATGTGCCGATAAATCAGAATCAATATCTATAGCTCTAACGATTCCATTGACTGGTATATGGTCAGAACTGCCTTTAGCAAGGTGGCGAGCATCAGCAATCCAGCCATCAGACTTCCTATCGCGATCAGGATAATCGTCATCAATTTGCTCCCTTAGCTGAACGCCCGCTGAACATAGTCTCGTCATTATCTATAAAGATATTTCTGGCATTATCCAACGGCAAGTATCTTCATCAAAGCCAAGTGCATTTATTGGCTTTGGTGCAATAAACGCATCTCTTTGCACATCGTAAGTAAAACCTATTCCAGCATAGTTTTTGCGTATATTAGAATTGTAAGAAGTTCGCTTGCAGACTTGGCCTCTAAAATTACCATACCAAGTTTCAGTATCTAAACCTTCTATAAGTTCAGTTTCATCAATGCCTGTAATAACTTCGGTTACTACATTGTTTTCATCTAAAAATGCGTAATGTGCCATTATGCCCAACTCACATTTCCTGTGCCAGCAGTAATAGTAGCTCGTTTGTAACCGCCACTTGCTGCACTTTCTGATCCTGTTAATCCTGCGCCAATTGTAATTGTTCTACTATCTGGATAGCGCAGAATAACTACACCTGAACCGCCCGTTCCACCTGTGCCAGCATTACCAGAACCGCCACCTGCGCCGCCGCCAGTATTAGCAGAACCATTATCACCAGTTAAACCGCTACCTGCTTTACCATTTCCGCCGCCGCCAGTCCCCCCAATTCCAGCTGCAAATGACGCGCTATTTGTGCCGCCACCACCACCGCCGCCATAAGTGACCGATGATCCTGTAATTGAAGTCGCTACGCCATTACCGCCATTACCAGCAACGGATGCACTTGAAGTGTTTCCAGCAACTCCTGCACCGCCACCGCCACCGCCTCTTGAAAAAGTAACGCCATCAGTAGAACCAAATCCCCCATCAAATCCTTGATTAGCTGTTCCACTTCCTTTAGCAGAGCCGTCATTTCTGCCACCACCGCCTGAACCGCCATTACCTACTGTTTCACCACCACCAGCACCTTTACCGCCACCTGTAGAAGTAATAGTGCTAAAAACGCTGTTTGAGCCTTGTGTGTTTGCAGGTTGTCCAGCTCCAACTGTAACTGTGTAATTAGTTGCTGGTTGTAAGAGCAAAGGAGTTTCAAGCGCTCCACCGCCGCCTGTTGCTGTAACTGTGCAACGCAAGCCACCTGCACCGCCACCGCCGCCATTAACATTTCCGCCACCGCCACCACCAGCGACAACTAAATAATCAACGCTAATGCCTCTTGGATAATTTTGTGCGGCAATAATCCCGAGTAGTGGCATTACGCAATATCTCCAATGACATACCAAGTGTCAGTAGCGACCTTGATGCAGGAAGCAGCTGAGAACTGAGCCCTTAATTTAGGAGCTACTGCACTTGCTCCAGTTGATGAAATTGTAGTTGTGCCTGGAGTAACTGCCTTAATTGTTGTTTGACCTGCACCGATTTGAATGACATTGATTACTGATCCAATTGGAAAAGCAACTGATGCGTTGGTTGGGATTGTAAAATCATTAGCGCCAGCAACTGACATAGTTACTAGCTTGTTGCGGTTGTCTGTTAAAACTACTGTATAAGTAGCAGTTTGAGCGTTTAAGGTCAATTGACCTACTGCCGCATCAAAGCCATTTCCGACTGTGCGAATAGCAGCAGCTCCATCTTTCACCAAATCCGTATCATCTGGGATGTCAATACCAAAAATCGTTGTCGTTGCCATAGTTCTCCTTTAGCCTACTATTGTAGCGTTAGCCCAGTCCAAGGTTGGACTTAGGGTATTCCAAAATTCTGTGTCGGGCACTGAATTCCAGCGGAAAGCCTGTAGAGAGAATTGAAGGGCTGATAAGTTCATTGTAAGGTCTAATCGATTAAGACCAGCCGTCCAAGTCCAACCCTCAACGAAGCCCAAGAATTCGCCATTGACCATATTGCTCGGCAAGTTGGTAATATTTAAAGCCATACCCATAAAAACATTTAAAAGGTTATCGCGGTCAGAATTGTCTATTTCAGAGCTGCCTACTGGAAAGGTTATCTGTTGCAAAGAAAATTCGGGATTGGCTCGCAAAGCTAAATAGAAGGCTGCTTGGGCTTCCGCGTCAGCTTGATGCCTAAGAGTCGTAGATATTGTGGTAGCCAGTTGGCCGTAAGCACTTATTGAATCAGCATCCTCATCTGTTACCGAGGCGCTGCCAGTCCCATAACCAAGAGTTATAGAGTTTCGTATATCTCCAGCGCGCTTGACGATTGATAGAGCTGGGCCGATGGCGTGATTGCCATCCAGATCAACATAGCCGTTAGTTGCTAGGTATTGGGCGCGGTGTGTCGAATCAGCATAACCTATTCGGCCTTGCGCATCCTCATATAAATAACCTAAACCGCTAGTGGCATACCTAGAAGCTAAATTATAAACTGTGTCGTTTAAACCAGTCTCAGAGTGCAACTCATAATCGCCAGGAGTATCTATCTCACCTACTCCGCTATTTTCTGCATCCTGCCATTGTGTAGTTGCGTTATAACCATTCCAAGTCTCGGCAGCTGGCACTTCATTCCATTGGTCAAATAATACGCCGCTAAGTAATTCCTCAATGCGGTCTCCATCAAATTGATGACCAAAGTTGCCAGTATAAACTGCCCGAGCAAGTCGCGCCAAAGCTCCTACTGCGACGATTCTAATCTGCTGGCTGGTCGCTGTTGATCCTGAAGTCTGGACTGTAATGCCTAAGTCAGTAATAAAGCCGCCAAAAAGATTGACATAAGCGCCAGTAGAGTTTTGGACTTCTATTGTTACTGCGTCATTTACTTCATAGGGAATTGCAGCTTCAGCTGTCTCTATAAGACTTAGATTGCAGTAACCAGCAATTGGTTGGGAGTAAATATTGGTGCGACCAGAGGTAATAGTTAAACCGCTAAGGGTTGCGCTAGTGACTGTAACGCCATCAACTTTAACTCTATAAACTGGATTCCAAAGGGTCATAGTTCTACTAAGCCAGCAATTCCACCGCCACCGCCACCATTGCGAGCGTTGCTATTGTTAAGAGCTAAGACAACTGCTCTAGTAAATCCTTCTTCATCAATAGCGCTTGGGGCATTGACATTGATAATCACATTGCCGCGTTCTTCGCCGCGTCTAGCTGCTGCTACATCAAAGCCAGCAGATATACCCTTGCCCGTTGGATTTAGCCCAGAAGGAAAAACAGGCAATGATCCAATTACAGTTCCACCGCCAGTAGTTACGCCACCAGTAGATACGCCACCAGTAGATACGCCACCGCCTTTATCTGAAGATTTAGTAACGCCAGATCGATCTGTAGATGAATCAACACTCATCGAAAAATTACCTACTGCTCCTGTTTTTTGCGCTCTAACCTCATCCCCAGCATCTTTCAATTTTCCATATAGGAAAGCTGCGCCACCTATCGCGGCTAAAGCTGCTGTCGCAGCTAACACCGAGACACCGCCAGTCGCATAAGCGGTAGCTACTGCTGCTCCTGCAGCTGCCGTTCTTTGTGCTGTAAAGGCTGTTGTTAAAAGTCCTATTGCTCCAGCCAAGGCTTGAATACCAGCAACAACTTTTGCTGATAAGAAAATAGACCCTAAGATTACTCCAAGCGCTATTAATTCATCTTTAAGATCAATAACTGTTTCTATAAATCCTCGAATTTTCTTGCCCCACTCAACTGCTGTTTTTTGTGATGCAGTCAATCCTTCATTCAATCCATCAGTTCCAGTTAAACCAGAAATAAAAGCTTCAAGGGCTGGAATAAAATTTTCAAGTAAAAAGCCAGTTAGTTCTTGAACTGTTGGAAGCAAGGCTGCACCAATAGATTCTTTAGCTTCATCAAGAGCAATCTTAACTCGCTCCATTTGCTTCTGTGTGCTCTGCGCTTCATTTTCAGAAAAGTTACCAAAGGTTTTTGTCAGCTGATTAAATGTAGTATCAAAATCTTGAGACTTAAGATCAGCTGCGCTAATGCCAAGACCCAATTTGCCGAGCGCTGTTGTATTGCCATCATAGGCTCGACCCAGCGCATTACTTACTGCCTCTAATGGCTTGCCTGTTGCTGCACTTAAATCTAGTGCTAAATTTAGTAACTTCTGAGCATCTTCAACATCATTAGTCGAGCGGACTAATCTGCTAAAAGCTGGACGCAATTCATCATCGGTAATTCCCGCAGCAATAGAAGTTTTTGTTATGTATTTTTCAACGCCCTTTATTTGCTCATCTGTTGCTTTAGTTGTGCTGCGTATAGTCTCGCCTAATTTGAGTTGCGCTGCCTCATCTTCGGCTGCTGCTTTGACTGCGCTGACTGCGAATGCGCCAATAGCTGCGCCAGCAGCAGCAAAGGCTAGGGCGGCCTTCTTGCCAAATTCAGCCGCTCGCTCACCAATAGAATCAATGTCTTTAGAGCCATTTTGTAATTTCTTTTGAAAGTCTGCTGTATCGGCTAGGAGCTTAAGGGTTAATGCTCTCGAATCAGATGCCACTTATGCCCCACTTATCTAATATCTTATTAAATGCAGCAGTCCATTGACCGACTATATTTCTTTGCTCTTTGCGTAGCGTTGGATAAACAAACCAACCGCGAGAGCCTCTGCCCATTCTTCCAGAATAACTAGGGAATTGCTTAAACTTATTAGACCCAAATTCATAGCCAGCCCAAAGCTGTTGCGTAGTTGCTCCACCGCTAAATCTCTGACTAGCAAAGCCATAACGAATTTCGCCTGTAGTGCTGGACTTGCTAACTCTTGATCCGCTTACAATTCTATTAATGGCGTCTTGGCCTTTAGTGCGACTGGCAGCTGTGTTACCAATTTCTTTTTGAAGATAGGTAGCAAGATTGTTAGAGCTTTGACGAGCCTCGGCTTTAGCTTCATCACCTAGCAAGGTAAAGGCTTTATAGACTTGACGGAGCTCTGTCCGGTCAAATGCTGATACTTCTTCAGCCATTGCTATTCATCTCCTTTATCAGCTCGACTGCCGTTGCTACATCGTCCCAGTCATCCCAGTATTGCATTGGGATTCCAGTCTTAATGGCAACTGTGACTAATAGCCGCCTTATGCTGTCGGGCTGATGGCTTTTGGGTCATCGTTGCCAGTCCTTACATCGGCAACAGTTTCCATCCAGATATCAAAAGACTTGACTGGCTTACCAGCACTCTCGCGCTTATAAGCGTTATATGCCAAGAACATTAAATCCCAGATTCCTATGTTGTCTTGCGCCTTTGTGATTGTGTGGCCTGTGGTCTTTTCCCACTTGGCCCACTCTGGCGGTTGAGCAATATAGGTGGCAACTTCGCCCCCGTTATATTCAATTGTAATTGATAGTTTCATAGCTCCCGATGCTCCGATCTCTTAGCTGAAGTTCTCTGTTGGTGTTCCAACTACTGTCATCGTCCAAGTGTCGGTAAGTGCTCCAGGAGCAGCTCCACCTGCAGTTGGGAAGATTGGCAATACGCTGAAAGTAAATACTGCCCCAGTTGCAGCTGTGAAAGCAACTGTGAGTGTGGTGTTAGGTGATGTTTCAGCATCAGCCCACATTGCTTCGAATAGAGAGCTTGCAACTCCCCAATCCTGTAGCAATTCAATTGCAAATGTCCATTGCTTATCAACGGACTTATAGGCGCGACCATCAAGAGTCTGATAGGTCTCGATGATAGTTTCGCAGCTTAGAACTGCGCTTGTTGCTTGGGCATCGTAATTTACGCTATCAAGCGTGAAGGTAACATCGCGCCCAGTTATTACTGTTGTTGGCATTTGGGTCTCCTATGCGGTTTGCTCGTAGCGGACGCTCAAGCGTATGTCTGCAACCAATAAATTGGTTGTTCCTACTGTTGTT